CGTTCCGCCGATGAGCTGGTCCGTGTCCTGTATCTCGGCAAGACCAATCGCGCGCATCAGTTCGCCGAGTTGCTGGCGGCCGATCTGTTCGGCCTTGGCGTTCGGATTGCGGATGTTGAGGTTGCCGAAGATCACGCGGCCCTGATGGGCTGGCCCGACAATGTCATAACGTACTTTGATATACTGACCGTTTCCGGCCTTGGTCGCCTTGACCTCGGCGGAGTGGATGCGCGCGGCATACCAGCCCGGCGGGACCGGATCGTATGAGCGGTCGCCTTCTGGAAGCGATCCGATGCTGATGGTTTCATCAAGTCTCATGGTTAGTTCCCATCTTTTGTGATTGAGAATGACGCGCGACCGGGCGTCACGGTTATTGCTTCGGACAGGACGTCGGTGATCGCTGGCGCCGCAGCTTTCCACAGCGCCATGTTGACCTCCGGTTTCCAGCGGAACAGTTGGCCGAGATGCGCAGTCAGCCCGCGCGCCTCTGCAACTTCCTGCAGCTTGTCGCCGTCGATCTTCCAGTTGTCCCGGCTCGTGACGCGGACTTTGTAGCCCTTCCATTCGGTGCGCTCCGTCGCCAGCATCTCGTCTTCGATCTGCCGGCGGCGTTCGGTCCATTCCGTTTCGGCTTGCTTCGCCTCAAGCCAGAGGGCGGCCAAGTTATCCATGAACGTCACCGCCCTGTATCTTGGCAATGATCGCCCCAAGGTCAGGCGCTTCCCATGCGTCGAGGCGGCCAGAGCGATCCTTCGCCAGCCAGAGGCCGTCGCCGTCGCACATCAGCCCGCGCTGCGGCACGCCTTCGGCGTCCTTCTCGACGCGCAGCGCCAGAACTTCATCAAAGAAGTAAGGAAGCTGCTGGCCGGATTTCTGGCCGGGCATTGATGGCGCGTAGAGGATGCGGCCCATCTCGTCCTGTGACTTGTCCAGCTTGGCCGACATGTAAACGTGCTTGCCGGGAAGGTCGCGGAACGCGCGGATAATGTGCGCCATCGCTTCCTGCATCGCGCCGTAAGCCTGACGCGGATCCTTCGCGATCCGCTTCTCATCGCCAAGCACGACCTCTGCAATTTCCGAAATGCTATCGAGCGCCACGGACTGATATGCAGCCGCCTCTTCAGAGGCGGTCAGCCATTCAAGAGCGTCCTGCAAGTCTGCGATGTTGCCAATCTCAATGTAGGGCAAATCAGCGCCCGCGATCGACAGAAGGCCAGCCTCTGCTGACAACGTGATTGGATTTGGAAGTGTGGGGATAAGTGAAGTTTTTCCTGCACCAGCCTGTCCGTAAACCAATAGCTTGACGCCATCGGTTGCAAGCGCACTGGTGCGCTTAAGGTTAATTGCCATGTGTCTCTTCCTGTTTCGCCCTGTCGGCTTATCCGGTCGGGCAGGATGTTTATTGCACAGCGTGCACGGATGTGCAACCCTGATTTAAACAGGAGACGGAAATCATGGTGGACGTGACGCAGATATTCGGTGGTCCGTGGCGTCTGCCGACGCCGGTGGCGATCGACGAGCAGATCCGCCAGGCGATGGCGTCGGCAGGCATAACACCGCCTCCGTCGATCGAGATGGACGGCAAGCTGCATCGCTACCAGACGGGCAGCAAAGGCCAGCCGGGCCACGACAAGCCGGGATGGTATGTGTTCTTCCCCGATGGCGTTCCGGCGGGAATGTTCGGCGATTGGCGGACAGGTGCTTCCAGCACGTGGCGCGCGGACATTGGCCGTGAATTAACACCTGTCGAGTTGGCATCAGTCTCCCGCCGGCAAGCCGAGGCTCGATCGGCCCGCGATGCCAAAGCGGCCAGCGCCGCAGACAGTGTGGAGCTGATCTGGTCACAGGCGGGAGCCGCCAGCCCGGATCATCCTTACCTTATGCGCAAAGGCGTTAGCGCTCATGGCCTGCGCATTACAGGCGACGGCCGCCTGATGGCGCCGCTCTTCAGTTCTGACGGTTCTTTGTCCTCCCTCCAGTACATCGACGCTGACGGGGGCAAGCTTTATCACCCAGGCGGGGCCACTGGCGGTAAATACTGGAGCGTCGGGGCAATCGAGGGCGACACGATTTACGTTGCGGAGGGCTTCGCAACTGCCGCCACCATCCACGAAGTCACCGGCAAGCCCTGCGTCGTCGCATATAGCGCATCCAATCTCGTCCCCGTGACGGGGGCCATAACTACCACTCACCCTTCGGCAAGAGTTGTTATCGTCGCCGACAATGACGCAAGCGGCGTCGGGCAGCGTTACGGCGAGCAGGCCGCCGCAAAGCACGGCGCCCGCCTTATCCTCGTCCCCATCCCCGGCGATGCCAACGATTACCGCGCCGCGGGCCACGACCTTGCGGCATTGCTTAACCCGCCGATCGACCAATGGCTGATCCCGGCGGATGACTTTTCCGCCCAGCCCGCGCCGATATCCTGGCTGGTCAAGGGCTGGCTGCAGGATCGTGCTTTAATCATGGTTCACGGCCCATCCGGGGGCGGCAAGACCTTCCTCGTTCTTGACTGGGTCCTGACAATGGCGTCAGGGGCTCGTCAGTGGAACGGCCGCAAGGTGCGCCCCGGACCGGTGGTCTACCTTGCCGGCGAGGGTCACCAAGGCCTGCGGGGCAGGGTTGCCGCATGGAAGCAGCACCATAGCGTCCCGCGTCTCGACATGTGGCTGTCCAAAGGCGGGTGCGACCTCAACACTCGCGAGGGCCTGCGGCGCGTTTCCGACGCCGTCCGGGAGCTTCCCGTTACCCCTGCCGTTATCGTGGTCGATACCCTGCACCGCTTTCTGAACGGGGATGAAAACAAGGCGCAGGACGCCAAGACCATGCTGGATGCCTGCGCCGAGTTGATGGAGGTCTTTTCCTGCGCTGTGATCCTCGTTCACCATACGGGCGTATCCGACGAGGCCCAGCATCGGGCGCGCGGATCCTCCGCCTGGCGCGGGGCGCTGGATATTGAGGTGTCCGTTATCCCCGGCCAGCAGAAGGGCGACCCCTTGCAGGTCGTCCAGCGCAAGAGCAAGGACGCCGAACTGTCTGAGGACCTGACTGTCGAGCTGATGTCGGTCCCGATCACAGGCTGGCTGGACGAGGATGGCGAACAGGTCACAAGCGCAGTCGTTTCCCTCAGCGAACGCCAACACCAGCCCAAAGCACACCCCAAGGCGGGGCAATACCAGCAGACATTCCGGCGCGCGTGGGAGCATGGCGGATGTGTCTGGCGGGATAGTCTCCCCTTCGTTGACAGGGACGCTTTGCGTGAAGTTTTTCTAATAGATGGAATATCGGAAAAAGCCGTCCGGAACTACCTAAATCCCAACGCCGAACACAAGCCGGTCAGCGTCCTCTTGCAAGCCTCCTACATCGCACCGACCCAAGGCGGCTGGCACATCGTGCAGGCGGAATGGGTGGCGCAACTCAGAATGGTCAAGAGCGCACCTAACGCACCTGAGCGCACCTAGGTGCACTGGTGCGGGGTTGGCAAAAAGCTAGCAAAATCAGGAAAGGGCCGCACCGCACCGCACCTACTACCTATAGGTAGGTGCGACTGGTGCGCTCCTGATTGCAGCTTGCTGGTTTTCGGTTGACCACACGCGGCAAGCGATGCACAACGCTCGCCTGACACGAGAGGAGACCACTCAATGACCGAAGCCGAAGCCATCATGGAATTCCGTGAAGCAAGCGCCGCAGTACGCCGCGCCTTTGGGGCGCGAGACGATGCCCGCGTGGATCAGATCCTGGCAGACACCCGTATGGGCCAAGCCACAGTAAATCTATCAGATGCCCAGGCACGCTTGCACGCCGCCGACATTGCCCTCCAAGCCGCCCGCGCCGAGCCGCCCACGCCGGCCGACATCGACGTGACCAAGATGCGGATGGCGACACTGACGTTCGACGATATCCCCGCCGTCAGCGAGCCGAATGGTTCCGACGCTGGCGCGTCCATCCCGCATGGCGACGATTTCTTTCGGACCGATGTCTAATGGGTGACGTGGTCAAGCTTATTGTTCCCAGCATGTCTTCGGATGGCATCCTTGCCGCAGCCAAGGGCAAGCTTGCCAGCGCCATCGTCCTTGGCTTCGATGCGGACGGAGCGGAATGGATTACGTCCAGCACAAGCGACGTGGGCGTGATCCTGTACCTGCTGGAACGCGCCAAGGCCGCCGCTATGGCGTCCGTGACGTTGACAGACGCGGCGGGTTAGGTAGATTTTACGTGTCGGTGCTGACCGACGAGGGGTCCAACCCGTCAGAGTAGATTGAACCCTAGCTCTGGCGGGTCCTTCCCCATGCACGCATCCATAGTCCAGCGGTTGTTCTATCCCCACATCGTCGATGATGCCTTTATCGAAGCCATCGTGGGCCACGTCATCGACAGTGTC